ATATCTCAAGAAGCGTTATAAAGATGCGCGTAAACAATATGTCTACTCACTCATTCTTTTTACGCTATATGTGGAGAATGTTTCTTTATTTAGTCAGTTTTATACAATTAACTACTTTAATCGCTTTAGAAACCTTCTTAAAGATACTGCACAACAAGTTGCTTACACATCCCGCGAAGAGAATATTCATGCACTAGTTGGAATTAAACTAGTCAATACGATTAAAGAAGAGCATCCTGAGTTGTTTGATGAAGAGCTAATTGAAAGAATTAGATCAGAATGTCTAGAAGCATATAAAGCAGAATGTAAAATTATTGCTTGGTCAGTTAATGGATACCAATCTGAAAATCTTAGTACACCGATTCTTGAAAACTTTTTGAAAAATCGTTTTAACGATTCTCTTTCTCAAATTGGAATTGAACCTGTGTTTGATGATATTGATGAGGATTTACTTTTAAAGACAGTTTGGTTTGATGAAGATGTACTTGGAAATACTTCAACAGACTTCTTTTTCAAGAGGCCTACTGAATATTCTAAGAAGGACAAGTCATATGACGAAGATGATCTTTTTTGATAGATAATAATTATGGAACAATACTATTGGTTGAATGAAGACTCCCGCAAATTTTTAGAGCGGGGATACTTAATGAATAATGAATCTCCTGAAGATAGGATTAAAGAAATAGCTGATGCTGCAGAAAATGAACTTGGCATTAGCGGGTTTTCTAATAAATTTCAGGAATATATGTCTTATGGATGGTTTTCTTTGTCATCACCTATTTGGGCGAACTATGGAAAAAAACGTGGACTTCCGATCTCGTGCTTTGGTTCATATATAGATGATACTCTAGAATCAATCTTAGGAAAACAAGCTGAGGTTGGTATGATGACCAAAGTTGGTGGAGGTACATCTGCTTATTTTGGTGACTTACGTGAACGAGGTGCTGATATCTCTGTAGGAGGTAAATCGAATGGACCAGTTCATTTTATGGAATTATTTGAAAGTGTAACAAATGTTGTTTCTCAGTCTAATGTTCGTCGTGGTTCTTTCGCTGCGTACCTCCCTATCGATCACCCAGATATTCTTGAGTTTCTTAGGATTCGTAGTGATGGTAACCCTATTCAAAATTTGTCTATTGGTGTTACTGTTTCTGATGATTGGATGAAATCTATGATTGATGGTGACAGCGATAAAAGAAAAATATGGGTAAAGGTAATCCAAAAAAGATTTGAATCTGGTTATCCTTATATTTTCTTTGATGACAATATGAATAATGGTGCACCAGAAGTTTATAAGGACAAAAATCTTAAAATTCATGCATCTAATTTGTGCTCAGAAATCGCTCTTCATTCAAATAAAGATGAATCATTTGTCTGTAATCTATCATCATTAAACCTATTACATTGGGATGATTGGAAAGACACTGATGCTGTTGAAACATTGACATATTTCCTTGACGCTGTTATGAGCGAGTTTATTAGTAAAACTGATAATGTTCCATATATGGAAGCTCCTCGTAAGTTCGCACAAAGACAACGTGCACTAGGAATCGGTGTACTCGGATGGCATTCTTATCTTCAAAGTAAGATGGTCAGTTTTGAATCTATGGAAGCTAAAATGTTATCTGGACAAATATTCTCTTCTATAAAAGATAAATCACATAAGGCTTCTCGTGATCTAGCTAATAAATATGGTGAACCACCTTTGCTTGAAGGTTATGGTATGAGAAATGTTACAACGATGGCTATTGCTCCTACTACATCATCTAGTTTTATTTTAGGTCAAGTCTCCCCTTCAGTTGAACCTTTAAATTCAAATTACTTTGTTAAAGATTTGGCTAAAGGTAAGTTCACATATAAGAATCCATACTTAGAAAATGTTCTTCAAAAATATGATAAAAACGATGTTGAAACATGGAAATCAATCCTTGTCAATGGTGGTTCTGTTCAACATTTAGATTTTCTTACTGAAGAAGAAAAAGATGTCTTTAAAACATTTGGAGAAATTTCTCAAAAAGAAGTCATTATTCAAGCTTCTATTCGCCAAAAATATATCGATCAGGCGCAATCGATTAATTTGATGATACATCCTAAAACACCAGTAAAAGAGGTAAATCAGCTTCTTATTTTTGCGTGGGAACAAGGTGTAAAAACCTTGTATTATCATAGAGGCACTAATCCTTCTCAAGAACTATCCCGTAACTTATTAAACTGCGCATCGTGTGAAGCATAATGAAAGAAAGTATTACATGTCAAAATTGTCATATCGACTATTATGTCGAATGGTTTGAAGATTCAGAAGACGAATATGGAGAATGCAAGGTTGCTGATTATTGCCCTTTTTGCGGATCATCAGAGGTTGAAGTAGAAGAAGATGATGTATACTTATAAAATAAAAGAAATTGCTAAGGTTGTAGATGGTGACACTATTGATGTTATTATTGATTTAGGTTTTGGTCTTACCAAAAAGGAAAGAGTAAGAGTAGCAGGAATTGATACACCAGAGTCTCGAACTAGAGATCTTTACGAAAAGAAACTTGGATTAGAAGCTAAAGATTGGTTAGCTAAGCAACTTAGAAGAAGCGATCTAACAATTAAAACTGAAAAAGAGGGAAAATATGGCCGAATACTTGGATGGTTGTTTACTGAAGAATTTAGCAAGTCCCTCAATGAAGTTATGGTTGATAAAGGCTATGCATGGGAATATGATGGAGGAAAGAAAGAAAAAGATTATAATGAGTTAAAAGAAAAAAGAATTAGCGATGGTTCATGGATTGAATAAATAATTTTATGTGGATTTATAATGACAAAGAGTTTACATCTGATATGATTAAGGACTATCATGGTTTTGTTTATGAAATAACTGATTTACATAATAATAAAAAATACATTGGTAAAAAGAACTTTTGGAAAAAAGTTACAAAACCTCCTTTGAAGGGAAAAAAGAATAAAAGGAGATCAGTAAAAGAGTCTGATTGGCAAAATTATTATGGATCAAATAAAGAGGTAAAAACTCTAGTAGAAGAGTTTGGTGGTGAGAGGTTTAAAAGAACCATATTGAGATTGTGTGTTTCATCAGGTCAGTTGAACTATTTCGAAATGAAAGAACAGGTTGATAAAGATGTTCTATTTAAACCTGACGAATATTATAATGCTTTTATCGGAGGAAAAATCCATAGAAGTCACGTAATTAAGAAAAAATAGTATTTACAATATCTAATTTTTGTGGTATAATAATCTCATACCAAAAAAAAAATACTATGATTATAGCTGACTACTCAGGAATTGCAATCGCGTCGATTTTTTCACAAGACCGGCCAGAAGAAATCGAAGAAGCACTCATCAGGCATATGATTCTTAATCGAATCAGAATGTATAACACAAAATTTCGTGATGAATATGGAGAAATGGTTATTGCGTGCGATAGTTCTTCCTGGCGGAAAGAAGCATTTCCACAATACAAAGCAAAGCGTAAATCAAATCGCGAAGAATCTCCTCTTGACTGGGGTCACTTTTTTAATCTCATTAATACAGTACGAGATGAAATTTTAGAAAAAATGCATTACCCTGTAGTTATCGCAGACCGTGCTGAAGCGGATGATGTTATAGCGCAGCTTGTAGAATCTACCCAAGAATTCGGAAAAAACGAACCAGTCATGATTGTTTCTTCTGATAAAGATTTCTTTCAGCTCCATCGCTATTCAAATGTTAAACAGTTTAGTCCTATGAAAAGGGACTTTGTAAAAGTCGATGACCCAGATTTTTATAAGTTTGACCATATTTGTCGAGGCGATTCAAGTGATGGTGTACCAAATATCCTAAGTTCTGACGATAGTTTTACAGAAGGCATTCGTCAAAAACCAATGCGAGCTAAAAAAATCCAGGAATGGTATGGTGCTAAAGATGAAGGTGAATTGCTAGAAATGATGGGTCATGAAACATATCGCAATTATTGCCGTAATAAAAAGGTTATTGATTTAGATTGTATTCCACAAGATATTAAAGAAAATATTTCTGATAAATATAATTTACAGACAAATAAAGATAGGGGAAATGTTCTGCCTTATCTCATTGAAAAACGTTGCAGCATGTTAATTAATTCAGTGACAGACTTTTTCCCAAAAGGTTAAAATATTATGCAAAAATACATACATGAAATATTCGAGGAAGTGTGTAAACTCGAAAATAGAGAAGATCGTATTTCTTATTTAAAAGAAAACTCATTTAAGCAAGTTAAGACTGTTTTGCAGCTTTGCTACAATGATAAAATTCAATTGGATCTTCCTTCCGGAAGGCCTCCATTTGAAGCTTGTCCGGAAGGAAGAGAGCCCACTTCACTTTCAAATGCCTTTAAACCAATCGGCTATTGTGTAAAAGAATCAAACGTTTCTAGAATGCGTAAAGAAAAAATCTTTATCGGAATTCTTGAACAGATTAGTGAAGAGGATGCAAATATTCTTTGTGCAGCAAAAGACGGCACAATCACGACTCTTCATATGAAAAAATACTCTAAAATCACAAAAAGTTTAGTGGAAGCTTGCTTTCCTGAAATTTTATAGTGTACAATCGGCTAAAAATAGGGTAGTATATATCCCTAATGAACATATTTGCACTATCACCAGATCCTCAAGAGGCTGCCGAATGGCATTGCGATAAGCATGTTGTAAAGATGATTATCGAATCAGGACAAATGTTATCTACTGCCCATCGTATGCTCGATGGAAATGAAACCCGTAGACCATCATCAACAGGTAAAACAATGTCTCGGTATTGGGAACTAGAAGATTCCCGTGAAGATGTCTTATACAAAGCTGTTCATACTGGCCATCCATGTACTGTGTGGACTATGGAATCTGATCGCCATTATTTTTGGCATTATCTCCTTTTCGAATTTCTTTGTAAAGAGTATACATATAGATATGGAAAGGTTCATTCGACTGAAACTAAGCTTCTTAATGTTTTAAAAGAAAAACCAAAAAACATTCCAAAAGCACCATGGAATCCATGGCCTTTAGCAATGAAATCTAATCCAGAGTGTATGAATCATAGAGATCCTATTGGTTCATATCAAAAATTCTATCAAACAAAACAAGAACGTTTTTCCATGGTATGGACAAAACGTGAAACACCAAACTGGTTTAAAAAACTATGACATACGAATATTGCTGCGATAAATGCAACGAAAGGTGGGAAGAATCTCACCCTATGAAAGATCGAAATCTGCCTGTAGGAAAAGAATGTCCTTGCGGTAAAGGAGGAATTGTTAAAATGGGAATTACGGCTCCAGCTTTAAATTTCGATGGAGCTATTTCTCCTATCCGAAGAGCAGGAACTGGCTGGAATGATGTTTTAAAAGGCATCAAAAAAGCATCAGGAAAAGAAAACACAATTGAACATTATTAATGAAAATAGAAGTACCGCATAAATCAAAAGTTGAAGTTGAAATTGACGAATTTAATCAGAAAAATATCGCGTTTAATTACTTAGAAAAAGTGCTTAATTGGGATCGAGATTATTTCATTGATGATAATAAAGTCAAAAAATCAATTACCATTTATAGCAGCCATTCTTGGGAATCTGTAGAAGTTGTTAGAGAAGCAACTAAGGATGATTTCATTACTGAAAACATCTTTAAGAAAATTAAACTGAAATAATACGTGCCGAGAAAACAAGCAAAAAAACAGGAAGTTATAGTTCCAAAAATTGATCCTCTTTCTGAATATTCAAACAATATAAAGAATATTCAACCAATTACCAATTCACAGGTTGAGGCTTATGACAATTGGGAAAACGGAAATAACTTAATTCTTTCAGGAGCAGCTGGATCTGGTAAGACGTTTATAGCACTATACTTAGCTATTCAAGAACTTATTAAGAATCGCAAAAAAAGATTGGTGATTGTCAGATCTGTAGTTCCCACTCGAGATATCGGGTTCTTACCAGGAACACAGGAGGAAAAAGAAGCTGCATACCTATCACCATATATTGGTGTGATAAGTGAGATTTTTAATAATAACCCATCGTTGTTCGCGTATTTTATTAAGAGCGGAACAATCGAATTTTTAACA